CCCCAGCAGATATCTCTATTTCTACAAATATTGTTATTGATGCAACTGATTTCTTCGGAGATTCAACTGCAACTGATCCATCAGCACAATTTTCTGGTGTGAACGGACTGGCATCTACTAAAACCTATGTTCAATGGGTTCTAGTGATGGACGGAGCACTTGACGCTGATACAGCGTTAAGAACCGGCGATGCTCAAGCATACTGGTATAGAGGAACTGGATATATTACATCCATTGCCCCTACAGTATCGCCTGACTCACCTGTCTGGGTATCACCAATGGAAATAGCTGTAACAGGCTCATTGACTACTGGCAGAGTTACTGGATAATAACTTGTAATAAAACAATCGTAGAGACGCTGTAAAAAGCGTCTTTACTTTTATTTGAGTCTTACTACTCGTAAGGCGAAAGAATCGCTTAGAACGCATTACAGTGCGTCTCAGGCATATAATTAACTATTGAACTCAAGGATAACAAATGACACAAACAAACGATGTCTGGTTAAAATCAGACGAAGACAAACTTCAATCATTAATCGCTGACGAAGCGAAAATGATACCTATGTTAGATAACATGGGTGCTACTATTCGTCAACTTAAAGCAAAACAACAATTTAGACTAGCACTTTTAAATCAAGTACTAGAAAGCCTTACCGGCGACACTAAATACAATAGCAAAAACAATTCATAGGAGAATTAACAAATGAAACTATCAGAAATATCAAAAGAGCCTAAGCTAGTCGAAATTAGCTTAGATGACAAAGAAACAATAGCAGAATATGGTGAGGCTCTAGTATTTCATACTTGGGACCGACAACCCATGGAAATTTTTATGCAACTTGCTAATGTAGATCCTTCAGAGAAAGGATCAGCAACGATTATAAATATTGTAAAGGATTTAATACTTGATGAAAAAGGCAAGCCGTTACTAACTGCAAAAAACATGTTACCTTCTCATATATTACTTAGAGTAATTACGAAGGTCACAGAATCGTTGGGGAAGTAACAAGCGAGGCATTAGATGTAGAATCTGCAAAAATGACCTCGATTATGCAGATAGATTCACTAGGTAAAAGATATGCTTTATTGCCTAGTGAAGTGTTAAAAAGAGCAGACTCATTTGATCTGTTCATTATGGATGCGGCAATGTCATTTGAGCATTATCATAATAAAAAATCTAGTACTGGTAAAGCACCAATACCGGATTATACAGTAGACGAATTGAAAGCAATGAAAGGAAAATAGATGGCTGACATATTTGACATACAGAAAAGTAAAGATACTATAACTCCTAGTTTAAAAAAATTAGTTAAAGAGTTAAACAAAAAGGTACCTCAAGTTGCTTACAAGTCCTTTGTAGAGAACACACCACGTGGAAAAACAGGTCATGCTCAAAGCAATACGAAACTTGCAGGAAGTACGATTGTTGCGGCGTATCCATATGCTAGAGTGTTAGACAATGGCTCAAGTCCTAAAGCACCAAAAGGTATGAGTAAACCAATGATTCAAGCAGTAGACAAATACATTAAGAAAATCTTAAGGCGCAAATAAGGAAATATTATGGCAGATTTAAACTATACAGTCGCAGTCAATACAAAAAATGCTCAGAGCAGTCTTAATGGCTTAGAAAAAGCAATTGCTGGTATTGGTCTTGCTTTAGGTGCTGGACAAGTTGTACAATTTGCTGATAGTATTACAAGTTTAGGTAACAGACTAAGAACAATAACACCAGATGCTAGTGAAGTAGAAAAACAGTTTAAAGCAATTGCTGGTATTGCAATTAATTCTCGTGCACCATTAGAACAAGTTGGTGATCTATTTTTTAGAATAGCACGAGCAAGTGGTACTCTTGGTATCAGTATGAAAGAAACAGCAGTAATTACTGACTCTCTTTCTAAAGCAATATCATCTTCAGGCATAAGTGCCGCTGAAGCCGCAGGTCCTTTGCTTCAGTTAGGTCAAGCACTACAATCTGGTCGATTCCAAGGTGATGAATTACGTTCTATTTTAGAAGGTATGCCAATTGTCACAGAAGCCCTTGCAAGAGAATTAGATGTCCCTATAGGACAATTAAGAAAGTTAGGTTCTGAAGGTAAGATTACAGGTCAAGTATTTGTTGACGCCATGAGAAAAGCCAGAGACAGTATTGTAACTGCATTTGCTAACACTGTACCAACAATAGCAGGTGCATTTGAAGAAGTCCAAACAGCATCTAAATTAGCATACAACGAATTTGAACAAAATTCACAAGCAGGTAAAACTCTTGCCATATCATTAGAATTACTAGCAATGATGATTTATAGAGCAGGACAAAACTTTGATGAATTTGCAAAATATCTAAAAATTGGTTTCCAACTAGCAATGGTTGCGGCAAATTTCTTCTTAATTACTAAAGCATTACAAGGATTAAGATTAGCATTTGCAGGCGTTGTAGGTATTGGTAAAGCAGTTGTAAAGTTTTTTAAAGAAATCGGCAGTCTCGGAGGTGTTGTTAAAACAGCCGCTTCGGGTCTTAAAGATGCATTTAAAGGATTAGGTTCAGGAACAAAAGACATATTTAAGAGTCTATCAATAACAGCACGAAATTCTTTAAATGCTGTTAAATCTTTTCTGAAGGGAACACAAAGAAGCACGAACGAGTTTGGCAAAGTCACAAAACTAGGATTTAGATCAGTTACTTTACTATTAAAAAGATTAGGTGCTAGATTTAAGTTTTTAGGAGATGCCGCAATAAAAACAGGCAAAGTTCTAGGAGGCTTTGCAATAGGTGTTGGAAAAGTATTTACATCCGCATTTGGAAAAGCACTAACAGTATTAGGAAAAGTAAAAGAAGGAATAATATTCTTAGCATCTGGTGCTTTAAGTTTCTTAGGCATTGACAAATTAACTGAAGCAGTTGGAGAATTAAATGACGAATCGTCTGACACCACTGAGGCTCTAAAAGCCTGGCGAATAGAGATGGCTGGATTGCAAACCGGGTTAGATGACACAGTTGTATCCACTGACAAAGTAGTAATAGCAACTGCAAAACAAATTAACGCAATTCAATCAGCGGCAGATGCTTACCACGAAGAAACAAAAGCTATTATAGAAAATCTAAAAATGCAAAATGCATTGATTGGTAAAAGTGACGAACAAAAACGTGTCATGGAAGCATTGCACGAAGAAGGACAACGTTTTAGGGCTGAAGAATTAAGATTAACTAATGCTGTTGCAGACGCTAAAGCACAAGGCACTGATGAAGAACTAGCAAAGATTCCACTTCTTCAAGCACAACTAGAAAAACTTAGAAACACACATCAAGGAACATTAGATGTAATCGAACAGTTAGTTGTAGCAAACACTGGCTTGACTGATCAATATCAATTGCAACAATTTGCAATTAAAACAAATATAGATTTACAAAATCAACTAACAAAATTACAACTCGACACAGCAAATATTGGTCTAACAACATTAGAGAAAAAATATGCAGATGTTGATGCGGCGGCAACAGCATCTGCAAAAGCCGCAATTGAAGCAGAAGAAGCAAGACGAGGAGCACCATTAAATAACGCAGAAGTAGAATCATATTATGCTAAAGCAAGAGAAGGATCTGTTTTACTTAAAGAAGGAATCAAAGAAGCATACGATGAATCTCGTACATTTGATGCAGGCTGGAAAGAATCAATGAACTCATATGTTGAAACCATAACTAGTTCTGCTAATCTTGCAAAGGGTGCTTTTGAATCAATGACTTCTAATATGGAATCATCAATTGATGATTTTGTTGAATCAGGTAAATTCTCGTTTGGCGATCTAGCAAAAAGCATTATAAAAGATATACAAAAGATGATTCTTAAAATGGTTATATTTAACGCACTTAAAGCCGCTGGTACAGCATTCGGCATACCAGGATTTGCAGAAGGCGGTAATGTTAAAGCTGGTGGACCGATCATGGTTGGTGAGAAGGGACCTGAATTGTTTGTTCCACCTAGTTCAGGCAAGATTATACCAAACAATCAATTAGGTAAAGGTGGCAGTGGAGCAACAGTTCAAAGTGCTCCTGTTACAAACAACTATATTACAAACAATATTCAAGCAATGGATTCAAGGTCAGTTGCTCAAGTTTTTTCAGAGAATAGAAAAACATTACTTGGTACTGTAAGAATGGCAGAAAACGAAATGCCTTATTAATAATTTACATAGGAGAAACAAATGAAAATAACAAGCAACACACAAGTCCCGCAAACAGGAACACTCAACGTCTTTAGTTTAGGTGCAATATCTTTTATATGGGCACATTTTTTGGGTCTAATCTCACTCTGGTTTTTACCACTTACATTTTTTCTATTTGTAATTGGATATGGCTCAGAAGTAAGAAATGTAACTGAATTGCAACTAAGAAAAAAATAGGATTATATTATGTCAGGCTTACAAACAATTGTTGACAAATGTCAAGGTATGGAGATAGACCGAAGAAAGGTCGTCGGCATACAAACAACACGAAACGAAGTCGCAAGAACTTCTGAGACTCCAACATTTAATCCTTGGAGAATCAATTTAACTATGCCTGCTAGTTTACGTTATAATGAAGCACGAGCATTGATGGAACAACTAGATGTACTAGATAGAAATACA